CTAAACAACCATTTGATTTGAACTTGCCGGTCATCAATGGAGAGACTGTTGGCGGTAATTGTGATCTGTGTTTTTTGAAGTCATTGCCGAAGGTTGTGTCATTGATTAGGGAAAAGCCAGAACTTGCAACCTGGTGGATAAAAATGGAGGCTCTTATACCAACGGTTGCGGACGTTAAAAAGCTTGGAAGTGGCAACAGGTTTAGACTTGATAGGCCGTCCTACCAAGATTTGCTAAACAACAACCATAATCAAAAAGAGTTATTTGACGATGGTGATATAGCTTGCTTTTGTGGTGATTAAATGAAAAGACTTTCCCTGCCGTGGCCCCCGAAAGAGCTGAGTCCAAATTACTCAGGCCATTGGGCTCCACAGGCATCAGCCAAAAAGAAGTACCGTTTTGCGGTCAGGATGCTGGCTACCCAAGCTAAGTGGGAAATCCTAGAGGAAGGCCCAATACATTTGGAGGTGGAGTTCTACCCCCCGGACAATAGGAGGCGCGATCAAGACAATATGATTGGTGCTTTCAAGGCGGGTCAAGACGGACTTGCGGACGCATGGAAGGTAAACGACAACAGAATGACTTGTACTTATAAAGTTTCAGATCAAAAATTAGGCATGATTAAGGTTAGACTAATTGAGGGAGGCGTAACAACTGAGGGCAGCGTGAGATCCGGTTGTTGTACACAAACGCCTCCCACTAACAGTTTATAATAGCGCGATGGAACCCAAAAAGCGCACCCGTAGGCCGTTTCTGAGTAAGGACATCCTCAAGGTTTTAAGGAAGCACCCGAACCTAACAAGGCGGGAGATTTCTATTAAGACCCATGCGAAGAACCATTCGGTCAAGGCCGTGCTATTTAAGCTGGTGGCAACGAACAAAATCCGGTGCGAAAAGGGTAAGGAAACCAACGCCAAGACAGGGCCACGGCTAGTAAATGTCTATTGCGTCAACCTTGAGGAAAGTGCAGAATCTAGTCATGGGTGAAATGGAATCTTTCGCGCTAAACCTCTTGCACTCCGCAAGTTGCGCTCATGTCTATCATTGGCAGACTACTAGCTATTCTGCGCATAAGGCATTGGGCAAGTTTTATAAGGCCATGCCCGACCTAGTTGACGGTCTGGTTGAGACCTATATGGGGCGCAACGGGATATTTGGCGAGGTGGACAAGGAGCAAGAGGTCTACATGGATAAAGACCCCCTTGCGTATATGAAGGCCCTGCGGAGCTATGTGGATGACACCCGCAAGGATCTTCCACAGGATTCAGAGATCCAGAACCTAATCGACGGGATTACGGATCTGATCAACACAACGATTTACAAGCTGGAAAACTTGAAGTGAACTGCGGGACTTGTAGGTTTTTCTTAGCAAACCAGAAGTTTGGAATGTGCCAGCGGTATCCTGAATACGTTATGAAACAGGATACCCAATGGTGCGGAGAGTTTCAAAGCAAAGCAATCATTAACGACCTACCTAAAAAGCGGAGAAAAGATGATCCAGCCCCTGCGCGACCGGATTCTAGTCAGGCCGATTGAGCGAACAAAGAGCGACATTCTTGCGGTCATCATGCAGGAAAACCCTAATATGGGTGAAGTGGTCGCGGTCGGGCCGGGGGAATATGACAAGAAGGGTCGTAGAGTCCCGAATCCGTGCGAGGTGGGCCAGAAGATAAGATACGGAACGACAGGCGAGTATCTGACGTTTCAAGAAGTAGACCACGAAGGCGAGAAGTTTCTTATGATGTCTTGGAAAGATGTCTGCTGGGTGGAAAATGAAAACAACCAATAAACCAATCCCGAAAACTACCACCGGTAAGGGCAAGAACTACAAGCCTGTCGAGCAGGGTGCGGGAATGACTGCAAAAGGAAGGGCAGCATACAATGCGAAAAATAATTCAAACCTTAAAGCTCCAGCTCCAAACCCTAAAACAAAAGCTGACGAAGGCCGTAAAAAGTCTTTTTGTGCGCGGATGAGTGGGATGCCGGGGCCAATGAAGGACGAAAAAGGCCGACCAACCCGTAAGGCAGCTAGCCTCAAAAACTGGAATTGTTAATGGATGAGCAATCAATACAAGCAAGAGTTGCGGAACTTAATCAACAACGCGCCCTCACTTTGGCTAACCTTCAGGCGCTGGATGGGGCGATTGCGGACTGCAATTGGTGGCTTGCGAAGATCAAGGCAGATACCGTCAAAATCAACGAAGGGAGCGAATGATGGCAACAGGACTTTACGCGAACATCCACGCCAAGCGCGAGAGGATCAAGGCACAAAAGGCAGCGGGCAAGACCCCAGAGAAGATGCGAGCCCCCGGAGCAAAGGGCGCTCCCACGGCAAAAGCGTTCAAAGAATCAGCAAAGACTGCGAAGAAATAATGCTAAAGAAATCCATGTCCGATAAGGTGTTCAAGCAGAACATCAAGACCGAGGTCAAGGCTGGGAAACCGGTCAAACAGGCGGTTGCGATAGCTTATTCTGTGAAACAAGAAGCCAAAAAGGGTACTAAAGGTAAAAAGTAATGCCTACGCTTTCGGAGCTATTTAACCTTGACCCGAATGTCGAGAGGCTAAGTCTGCTACCCCGGCTGCGGGGATCATTGCCGTCAGAGAAGTCAGTAATGATGCCTGACCGGTATATGCCTGACGTTATAGCTCCAAAGATCCTGTACGACTTTATCCGTGCGATCAAAGCACCCGGACGAGCTGCGCGGGGTGAGGTTCTGGACGAAGAAGAAGCCCTGAACACGGCGCTCAATATGTTCGGAGGCGGTCTTGCGACCAGCGGTGGCGTACCGGCTGGCTCATTAGGCATGGGCGCAAGGGTTGGCGGCAAGACTGTCCGAGAGTTGCTCTACGGGGACAAGCCAAACCTTACCCCTGCGGACAAGTCAGCAATTACAAAACTTGAGAAAGCACTTAAAATTCCCGCAGTCAGTCGGCGCGAGGAAATGCGGGCTGGAGGCCAAACAATAGCCACCCCAACACCCGGACTGACCACAATTAGTGAGATTGCGTTTAATCCTGAGAAGCTGGTTGGCAAAACGCTGGTTCCCGTATTTGGTGATACGTCTGCAATAGGGAAAGATGTTTCACAAATCAAGGGCGTACCCCTGTCAAAACCGGTAACTCAACAAGGCGGCTTCCAGTATCCGCTGGTTCAATCCAACGTGGCTGAGGACATAGCTTATGCGTCTGAACCAACCGCAGCGGCTAATAAGATTAAGAATTTTGAAAAGTTTGCCGGTGACGATGTTTTGGGGGTTTTTTTGGCTGGCGGGCCACGGTCAATAGATTTTAGCCACCATCAGGCTCAAGGTCTGGTACGGCAACTTGACGCAATACAGCCATCTGTAAAAGCTGTAAAGAACTTTGACAGAAGCTTGCGTGAGTTTTCGGTAATCAAAAAAGACGCAGAAGGTAACAGCGTCAAAACTTACCCGTTTAAAAACCTATCGACCAGCATCATTTCGCCAGACATGGAAATTTTAATGTCCCAGAGAACTACAAAAGACTTTACCCCCGGTCAGTTGCGGACGGCTATCTCCCAGCTCATGTACAAGGACGAGTTCCAGAAACAAGGCTTTCCGGTCTATGAGGATGCGTTAGAGGCTTTTGTTGACCCAAGGCTACAAAAGGGATTTATGGGGCAGACCATTTTTGAGGCAATCCCCGGACGAGAAATCCAAATTCCCTCTTACACGCACCAATCCTACTCAGCCGGTATCCCCGGAAGATATCTGGGCGGCTTACAGGCACAAAGCGGTAACCTTGGAGCCCCTGCGGAACTGTTATTCCCCCAGTTATTCGCTAAGAACCGAGCTGCGGGTAAATCGGATGACGCAACCTTTTCCTCAATGCTCAAGTCCCACCAAGGGGAAAAGTTTACTGAGGAAGCCCTAGACCCTTTGATGCAGTTTTTATATTCTCGATAACGCGGATTAAGAACCTATGTTCAACTGCCAGCTCATTGATGACATCAGTTACAAATTTCAACTTTTGTGCGTGACTCATCTCTAGGTAAGTCTTATCCCATTTAAGGTAACCGTCCCGTGAATCATCCTCAATCCCACAATAAGCTACAATTTTTTTAGCCATAGTTATTCTCCTAATAGAACAAACAGGTTACTACAAAAAGGTTGCAAGTACAACACAAACAGTTCACAATCTTAATTCCGTGTTAGGAACTTATAGATTGAGTTAATCAATATGGCCGCACCGATAGGTAATACAAATGCTGTAAAGGGGAAGATGTTCCATGATGCTTTGCGAAAAGCGTTAGTACAGAACCCTCAGAGACTACCAAGGATAGTTGAGTCCCTCTTGACTCAGGCAGAGCTGGGAGAGGCTTGGGCTGTCAAGGAAGTCATAGACAGGCTAGACGGCAAGGCGATCCAGATTAACCAGATGGAGAACGCTGACGGCTCACCTATACTGAACGCCATACAGGTCACGTTCATTAAACCGCCAGAAACCATAGATGTCTGACCGCGAGCTGCTGGAACAGGCGGTAGCCAAGGCAGAGTTCCCGGTAAAACTTGCGTGCCTCTTTGAGGCCAAAAGGTATAAGGTTCTTTACGGAGGCCGAGGGGGAGCTAAGTCTTGGGGAGTAGCCAGAGCCCTACTAATCAAGGGAGCCAAAGACCCACTACGAATCCTCTGCGCCCGTGAGTTTCAGGTATCCATTAAGGATTCAGTCCATAAGCTCCTAGCCGACCAGATTGAGCAGTTGGGCTTATCTGAGTTCTACGAGGTAACGAACATTTCGATCAAGGGCAAGAACGGAACCGAGTTCTTTTTTGCGGGACTAAAGAACAACATCATGTCTATCAAGTCCTTTGAGGGCGTAGACATCTGCTGGTGCGAGGAAGCCCAGACCATCTCCAAGACTAGCTGGAACGTCCTGATCCCAACCATCCGTAGGGACAACTCCGAGATATGGATCACCTTTAACCCAGAACTAGAGACTGACGAAACCTACCAGCGTTTTGTCATAAGCCCGCCTGAGAACGCGATAGTCCAAAAGATTACTTGGCGCGATAACCCGTGGTTCCCCCAAACCCTGCGGGAGGAAAAAGAGAACCTAGAGATCCACGACCACAACGCCTACTTGAACGTCTGGGAAGGCTTATGTCGTAGGACAGTAGACGGCGCAGTTTTTGCTCAAGAGATGAACATGGCAGAGATGGACGGTCGGATCACTAAAGTCCCCTATGACGCTATCAAGCCCGTCCACGCGGTATTCGACTTAGGCTGGGCAGATAACACGGCTATTTGGTTCATCCAGTTTATAGGCTTTGAGATCCGGTTGATCCGCTACCTTGAGGACAACCAAAAGACCATGAGCTACTACTTGGCCCAGCTTCAATCCTTGGGCTACGTTTACGACACCATTTGGCTACCCCATGACGCGGAGAACACAACCTTGGCGGCTGCTGGTAGGTCGATTGCGGACATAGTCAGGGGAGCAAACTACAAGGTTCAGATCCTACCCAGAGTACCGGTCACGGACTCAATCAACGCGGCCCGCACGATTTTCCAAAAGTGTTACTTTGATAAAGAAAATTGCTATCAGGGGCTACAATGTCTGAGGCACTATCGGTATGATGTTGATCCAGATACGAAACAGTTCTCGAAATCGCCTCTGCACGACATCTATTCTCATGGTGCGGATGCGTTTCGGTACATTGGATTGGTGGTAAACGAACCCCGGAAGGCAGGGCCAAAGAAGCCGGTCTACCAAATTCCGGGCTCATGGATGGGCTAAAACATGGCAAAAGTAGACGTTCCGAGTGCTATCCCTGCGGATTCCCGCATACAGGAAGCCATAGACTTTCTCAAATTCTCTAACGAGGCCGACACCGAGAACCGGCAAAAGGGTCTCGATGACCTAAAGTTTTCCTCTGGTGACCAATGGCCTATCGAGGTTCAGAACTCCCGACACCTTGAGGCCAGACCGTGTCTCACAATCAATAAGCTAGACGCTTACGTCAGACAGATTGTCAACCAGAT